TGGAACTTGATCCTAAATATTGCCAAGTAATAGTAGATAGAATGATGAAACTTGATCCGAGTTTAGAGGTCAAAAGAAATGGTAAACCTTATTTTAAAACAGGCGAATAACAGACGATGCCAATAAAAAACGAACACTTAAACCAATTTAAGAAAGGCGAGTCAGGTAATCCTAACGGAAGACCGAGAAAGTATGTAAGCCTTTTAAAAGAACAAGGATATAAGCTATCCGAAATAAACGATAGCATACAGGCAATGATGTCAATGACTATTGAGGAATTAAAAGCTGTTTGGGATAACCCACAGGCAACAGTACTTGAAAAGACAGTTGCACACGCAATGAGAAAGAGTTTAGAGAAAGGAAGCCTTTATTCACTTGAAACATTACTGACAAGAGTATATGGTAAGCCTAAAGAACAAATGGATATCAACACAGATAATAAGGTGGAGATCGTATTTGTTGAAGGCAAATCAATATTATGAGAATTGAGTTTTCTGCTGCACATATTAATCAAAAGCCTATTCTTGAAAGTCAAGCAAGATTTAATGTGCTCATGTGCGGTCGAAGATTCGGCAAGAGTGAACTGTGCCTGATTAAGATTGTAAAGACTGCTTGTTTCGGTCAGAATCTTGCATACATAACCCCAACATACAAACTTGCAAAAGTATTCTTTAATAAGTTAAGTAATGCCCTGCCTTATCCAAAAAACCAATCAGACCTGAAGATTGACTTTCCGAACGGTGGATCAGTTGAGTTTTTTACAGGTGAAAGGTTAGATGGTTTACGAGGTCGGAAGTTTCATGGGGTTATAATAGATGAAGCAGCTTTTATTTCAGATTTAGAAGCAGGTTGGCTTAACTCAATCAGACCTACCCTAACAGACTATAAAGGTTGGGCAATGTTTCTAAGTACACCAAGAGGACAGAATTACTTTTATAGCCTATTCAATAAAGGTGGTGAAAAAGATTGGGCAAGTTTTAAATATAGCACATACGATAACCCATACATAGACCGAGAGGAAATAGAAGATGCCAAAAGGCAGTTACCTGCTGCTGTATTCGAACAGGAGTATATGGCTAACCCTATGGAGAATGCAGCTAACCCATTCGGAAACGACTTTATCAGGAATTGTATTCGACCAATGAGTAACAGAGAACCTATTGTGTTCGGGATAGACCTTGCAAAGTCTTATGACTGGACTGTTATCATAGGATTGGATTCTGAGGGCAATACAGCCTATTTTAGCCGGTTTCAGAAAGATTGGAATACAACCAAGCAAGAGATACTGAACTTGCCTAAAAAGCCTATTATAATCGATTCTACGGGGGTAGGTGATCCGATATTTGAAGATCTTCAAAGGGCAGGACTGATCATAAATGGCTTGAAATTTACCCAAAACAGCAAACAACAGTTAATGGTCGGACTGCAAACAGCCATCCAAACAGGGCGAATAGGCTATCCTACTGGTTTGATTGTCAATGAGTTAGAAGTATTTGAGTATCAATATACAGCATCAGGGGTTAAGTATTCTGCTCCTTCAGGCTTTCATGATGACTGCGTAATGGCTTTGGCTTTGGCATGGCATAACATGAACTTTAAGGCAGGTTCAGGTAGGTATAATTTTCTTTAAAAAAAAGTTTAGTTTTTTGCACTTTGTATTAAAATTATGTTTATCTTCGATGTATAAACAAAACCACTTATTATGACAAAGCAAGAACAAATCAAAGATTTAAGAGATCAGTTAGACAATTTGAATTTAGAAATGCCACAATCATTTTTTCATTTAGAACAAAGAAACAAAACTGCATTTTTAATCACCATGCAGTTGGAGAAATTAGAAAATCCAACAGCATACAATGAAAACGAAAATCATTGGGAAGGTTACGAATTAAGATTCTAAAACAAGGGCAGCAATGCCCTTTTAAATCACTATTATGAAACTATCAATTTACAAGTTATCAAATTTTACTCCAAACGCAGAACAGTATGAAGATTATTGCAATATCTTTAATCTTCCGAGTTTAAAATATGGATATGTGGAAATTTTAGGCGATAAAATAGGAGTTATAAATAAATCAGAATTAAAAAAATATATAAAGATTGCACATAGAACATATGACAATATAAATAAAAAATTTATTGATGGCTTTCTTTTATTTAATAGAAATCGTACAGAATCAATTTTTGTAGAATTATAAATAACAAAGGGGTGCAGCATCCTATCAACTGCAAATAAAAATCACTATTATGAAAAAGGAAAACTTAAACTTAATTTTAGCTTTATTGATCGGTGCAATCATTATTGGTTTACTTCAAGACAATTACTGTTTATGAAACTACATAACAAAGACGTCATAATTGACTTGCTTACAAATAAAGATCATTTAAGGGATAACGATCAGGCATTGATAGCGAATATATGGTGGCGAGAATTAGTCACACAGGGTAAAGACAAATCAACTGCCTTTGAATTGCTTAAAGTGTTTTCTGAGGGTAAGCTATCCAATCCCGAATCAATTAGAAGGTCAAGACAAAAGATACAGGAAGAACAACCTGAACTAAGGGGGAAAAGCTACAGAGCAAGACACAGGGAACAAGATAATGTTAAAGAACAATTAGGTTATTATTAAAATTTTATTTATATTTGTAAAAACTATTTATTATGAAAATTAAATTAATTAAAGAAACAGATTTTGCAGGACACTTTATTTATTTCGTTATGATAGACGATAAATATGCTTCAGGAACAATGGTAGCAAATGAGGAAAAAGCACTTGAAATGTATGAATTTATTGTAGCGAATAAAGGGGAAAAGAAAGTAGAAATAATAAAACAAATAGAAATATGATCGGTGAATTATTAAAAAAAACAAGACAAGAACAATCATTAACGCAGAAACAACTTGCTGCAAAATCAGGAATCAGCTTTGTTTCTATAAACAGAATTGAAAATGGCAATCCACCAAGATTATCCGTTATTGAGAAGATTTTTTCAGCTTTGGGAAAGCGAGTCACAATCAACCTTACAGATAATACTGAAGTGGTCGGTTAGTGCTTTATGGATTCTAATAGCATTCGCAATATTCTTTCCAATTATATTGGCAGGAATATATTTTAAACTCGAAGATTGTTATAACAAAATACATTACTAATGACTTGGCAGGATTTAAACTTATTCCAATATCAGCAGCTCGTTAATGCTTTTAAAATAGATGATGATATTGACAAGACTGTAAAGCTAATCAGCATTGTTACAGGAAAGACTGAGAATGAGGTGCTATCTATGTCTATTGCTGATTTCAATAAGGCAAAGGAAAATTTAAACTTCTTGGCTGAGGAAATAGAAGGAAAGCCTGTCAAGTACATTGATGTAAATGGAAAACGTTATAAGTGTATCTATGATGTCAGGAATATACCTGCTGCTCGTTATGTAGAAAGCAAAGTGTATGGAGCTGATCTCGTAACAAATATTCACAAGTTAGCAGCGACAATGGTTATGCCAATGAAAAAGACTTTGTTTGGTTGGAGGCTTGACAAATACGATGCGAGTAAGCATGAGGAATACGCACAGGATATGCTCGAAGCAAGATTCGTTGACGTTTACCATTCTGCAATTTTTTTTTTAAGTGTATTTCTGAACTTGATAAAATGTTCGGAGGACTTTTTGATTCAGAACCTGAAGGAGATGAAAATCCCTTCGGATCAAACAGAAGCGGTTCAAGATTTCTTGAAGTATATGGATGGCACTATACCATATATGAAATTGCCAAACTCAATAATATTACAGCTGAAGCTGCGTGGGAAATGAGAGCAATAGAATATTTAAACTGTTTGGCTTATCTAAAAGCTGAACGAGATTTTAAAAAGCAATAGCAGTTGTTTTGGTTGACACCCTGCCTTTTTAGGTGGGGTTTTTTGTAGTTATTATCTATGTTTTCAGACATTTATAAGTGTGAGCATTAGTAAAGCACAGGCAAGAGAATTTTTAAATGGCTACCTACAATCACTCGGGGATGTATATAAAAAAGACCCAATAGTAGGAAAGGCAATCGAATTGCTTTTATTCAAATATGCAGAGGAATGGAATAAAGAAGTTAAACTAAACTTAACAAAGTCTAAGGCTATTGCTTCAGGCGGTCTTTACGATGTATCTGTTCCGATAGTTAAGCAAACACCTTCAGGGTATGTGGTTGAGTTTGGATATCCAATTAACTCGAAAGCTGCAAAGTATTACGATTACGTAAATAAGGGTGTAAAAGGAACGCAGAATAAGAAATCAAACTCAGGTGTTTATTCTTTTAAAAGTCCATATCCGAATAGGAGAATGGCTGCTTCAATTTACTCATGGCTTAATAGTGCGAGGAAATCAGTCAGGAATGTACAGCAAGCTACAACACCACTTGAAAAGAAAAGAACAAAGCTAAAGAAGATGCTAACCGAAGCAGATAACAAAAAAAGGTTAGCTTATGCAATATCGACTAAAATAAAAAGAGATGGTTTAAGAGCAACCTATTATGTAGATAAAGCAATGAAGACAGTATTTAATGCTGATTTTAGAGCAGCAGTAGGCGATGCACTTGATACAGAAATAACAATACAAATTAGAGCAATAAATGGCAGCAGTAATAAGTGAAACTCCAGCAGCATATAGTCCTGCACATGAGGATTTATGGTTTAAGTTTACTTCAGGAAACTCAGGTACAACTAACTTTAAATTTGTTGTGAACGTAATCGTTAATGGAGATACAGCAACAACAATAAAGGTATTTCCTGATGCTTCAGGATATGGATTTTACAATGCAAGTCCTGTAGTCAGATCATACTTCCAAAATTATTTTGAGCCTTCAGGTAACTCAATACTCGCAGCATCAAGCGACAAGTTCAAAGTTAGCTATGTAATTCAGGCAGGTGAGGAAGTGAGTGGAGTCATTACAACAAATCAGGCTTCAGGAACTTACACAGCAGCTAACTATTATAGACCGCTATTCTCAGATTGGTATGCATCAGGATCACAAACTTTCAGCAGTTATTATGCAGCACCTTTAACTCAGTATGAAGATGACTTTCTAACTGAGAAAGATTTAAACTTTAATGCTTCACTTTCAGATAAAGTTTTTGTTAGTTTTTTTAGAAAGAATACAGGAACTTATACAGCATACTGCGATGTAGTAAATGAAGTAGGAACTACCTTGTCATCGCATAACGCAACCATATCTTTGAACGAATTTAATCTTTTAAATATTGGAACAGACGCAATCAATACATGGGCAGGAAGTACACTTATTGGAAGTTCAGCCTATGGCTATAAATTCTACATTAACAGAAGTGGACATTCAAGTCGTAAGATATTTGTTCGACTCAAATGTTACCCGAAGTTTCAGCCAATTAACCTTTATTTCCTCAATCGTTTAGGAGGTTGGGATACCATGAAATTTGCATTAGTAAATCGCAGGATTTCAAGTTTTGAAAGAAACACATTCCAAAAACCACAATGGCAGACTTTAGATGGAAGTAAGAAAATAACTGATGCTTATAATAGACTGAATGAAACAAGTATAAACTTTTCTATTCAGCATACAAATAAGATGAGTTTAATATCTGATTGGATTAGTGAACAGGATTCATATTGGGGACAGCAGTTAGTTGCAAGTCCACAGGTTTACATGGAAATGAACGGAGGTTACTTCCCTGTAACGATAGACGAGAATCAATACGAGTTCAAATACGATAATTTCAATAAGACATTCAATATACAGTTAACCGTTACAGTTGGCAGAGTTATAAACAGTCAATTTAGATGAGGACACAGATATTCATAAATAACGAGGAACTTGATTTAGTAAAAGACATTGATGCTGAATTTACATTCGCTATTGATGACATTGCTGATTTTGGTAGTAAGAATACTACCTTTTCGAAGACAATAAGCATTGCAGGATCAGCTCAAAACAATAAGGTATTTGGATTCATATTTGACTTAGGTAATTCTAATTTCACAAATGATGACAATACGAATGTTAACTATGACTTTAATGCTTCTAAGGTTGCACCTTGTAGGATATTTGTAGATGGGATACAGATATTTAAAGGGGTATTGAGGATAATGGAGATCGTAATCACAGGATCAACTATAGAATATCAATGTTCCGTTTATGGGGATTTAGGAGGATTTATTTCAGCTTTAGGAAACAAGAGATTAGAAGACTTGGATTTTTCTGATTATAACGAAGACTGGACACTCGCAAACATTACTGGCAGTTGGAATAACATAAATGCTTCAGGGGTTTATTATCCTTTGATTGATTACGGAAACGTAACTTCAAATAATGTTGATTTTGACTTTAAGGCTTTTAAGCCTGCTTTGTATGTTAATGAATATTTAAAAAAGATTAAAGAAGGTTCAGGATATACTTGGGATTTCCCTTTACTCGAAACTAACCTGCTAAAAAGATTAGTTGTGCCTTCGAATAAGGCAGTTATATCAAACCCGAGTAATTCAGCATTTAATGCAACTGCAAACGCAGCAACTTACACAACAAATCAATATCCGAATTTTACAGTAGTAACTGCAGGGGATTTTACTTTAAGTTCAGGAAATATATACAAATATAACGGAGCTGCGAGTTTACCTTCCACAATAACTCTTGAATTACAAGGTTCAATATTGGACGTATATCCTGATCCACCACCTGACACAAATGTAACAATAAGTTTACAACTTAATGGAGGTACAATATCAAGTCAAACTATTCCTGTTGCATACGAACCACAGGGATTTTCAGTTAGCATAGTTTATAATCATACTTTCGCAACAAATGATACGATTAATGCCTATGTTAGTTCAGAGGCAACTCAATATGAGATCGTTCAAGGTATTTTAAAAGTTGATGCTCCTTCAGGTGCTGATGTACCTGTAAATTATGGAGAGCCTTTATTAATAAACAATGCAATTCCAAGAGGTATATTTCAAAGGGATTTCTTCTTGTCTATTTGCAAAATGTTCAACCTATACGTTTACGATGATCAATACGAAACAAATAAACTTCATATTAAACCTTATATAGATTTCTACGATGGTAGTTTTGTAGATTGGTCAAATAAAATTGATAGATCAAAACCTTTAAGCATTAAGCCAATGAGTGAAATTAATGCGAGGTATTATCAATTTAAATATAAACAAGATAATGACTATTACAATGAGAATTACAGAAAGAAGTACAATGAAGGGTACGGTGATCGTATATACGATACTGAATTTGATTTTGTTAAGGATACTGACTCAACTGAGATAATATTTGCAGCTACAGTATTAAGGCAAAAAGAAAGTACTGATAAAGTATATCCTGCTATTTATAAATTATCAGATAACAACACAAAGACCGATCCTATTGACTCAGTTATTAGGATTTTACAAGCTAAAAAATTAACAGGGGTTACTTCATGGAAATTAAAGAATGGAGCAACTGATTTGGCAACTTTAACAAGTTATGGGTATGCAGGACATTTGGATGATCCTTTTACTCCAACAAATGATATAAACTTTGGAGCACCAAAAGAAGTATTTTTTGATGCAACAACATATCCGACAACTAATCTATTTAATGCTTATTATTCAGACTATATGGCTGAAATTACAGATAAAGATAGCAAGTTGCTAAGTTGTAATATTTTGCTAAACGCAAAAGATATATTGAATTTGGATTTTGGAAAGTTAGTAATGATAGATGGGCAGCTTTTCAGGATTAATAAAATAGAAGGTTATAATAGCATTGATTATAACACAAGCAAAATCGAATTATTGAAAGTAATAACAAAAGTATTCTAATGGCAGAACAATTAAATTTACAGGTTAATGTCACAGGTAATGCCACGCAAAGTGTTGGAAGTCTTAAAAAAGAATTAAGAGAAGCAACTGCACAGGTAGCTTTATTATCTGATAAATTTGGAGCAACATCAAAAGAAGCTGTTCAGGCAGCTAAACGTGCAGCTGAACTTAAAGATAGAATTAGCGATGCAAAAGCATTAACTGATGCCTTTAATCCTGATGCTAAATTTAAAGCATTATCATCATCGCTTTCAGGTGTGGCTTCAGGTTATACAGCTTTACAAGGTGCAATAGGTTTATTCGGGGATAAAAACAAAGAACTTGAAAAACAACTCGTAAAAGTTCAATCTGCACTTGCATTTTCTCAGGGTTTACAAGGATTATTTGAAAGCATTGATAGTTTTAAAAACCTTGCAACTGTAATTAGAACACAAGTAGTCACTGCATTCTCAACATTGAGAGGTGCTATTATTGCAACAGGTATTGGTGCTTTGTCTATCGCTCTTGGTTTACTTATAGCAAACTTTGATAAAGTAAAAACTGCTTTATATAAACTCATACCTGGTCTTAAAACAGTTGGTGATTTTATAGGTGGTATTGTAGATAAAGTTTCAGGTTATCTTGGTTTTAAAGATGAGGAAGTTAAAAAAACAGTAGAGTCAAATAAAAAGGTTGTAGATGCTGAGGCTGAAAAAGCAAAACAATTAGAAGCTGAAAGAAAAAGAGCAGCAGAAGAAAGAAAAAGAAAAAAAGAACAAGAGTACCAAGAGGAACTTGCAAGATTAAAAAAACAAAAAGAAGATGAATTAGATGCACAACGAGCAGCATGGCAGCTTGAAATGCAAGCTATGGAAAATCGTAGTGATGAGGCAAAAAGAATTGCTAAAGAAGAAAATGATTCAGTTGCTGCATTATTTGAACAAGAAAATCAAGCACAGGCAGATATTCAAAATAAAAGAAGCCAAGAAATATTAAAACAAGATGCTGAAAATAAAAAATTAGCTGAAGACACAATTAAAAGAGAAGAAGCAAAACGTGATGCTTATTATATGTCCGCAACTGCTCTTGGGCAATTATCTGAAGTAGTTGGACAAACAACAGCAGCAGGAAAAGCTTTATCATTAGCTCAGGCAATCATTAATACTTATACAGGTGTTACAGAAGTGCTTGCAAATAAAACGGTAATTCCTGAACCATTTGGTACAATACAAAAAGTAGCTTCAGTTGGGATGATTCTTGCAAGTGGTTTAAGTGCTGTTAAAAATATAGTTAAAACACCAATAGCAGGTAAAGGAATGGGTGGTAGTGTTCCAACAGGCAGTTTAAATATGAATGCTCCTGTTGTACCAATGAATAATATTCCGACAACGAGAATCGATCAATCAAGTATTAATGCAATAGGAAATCAAGCGGTCAGAGCATACGTTGTTGAAACTGATATGACATCAAGCCAAAAGAGAATTGAAGCTATCAAGCAAAAAGCACGTTTTGGTTAAGTTGAAACTTTTATAATAAACAAACATTTATAGTTATGGAATTACCATTATTTGAATTAATGATCTCTGAAGACATGAATGATGATGCAGAGGTTAATTATGTTGCGTTGGTAGATAGACCTGCCATTCAAAAGAATTGGAATGCTTTTAAAGATAAAGTTAATTTCGAAATTGTTTCAGAAGATAAGCGTATCATTAGTGGCCCTCTTATGTTGGCTGATACCCCTATTTTTCGCAGCGATAGTACTCATGGCGATTACTATGTTACTTTTAGTAAAGACACTATTCTTAAAATTGCTCAAAGGTTTTTTAAGAAAGGTTATCAAGCTAACGTGAATTTGGAACATAATCCTGATTTTAAGGTAGAAGATATTGTAATGTTTGAAAGTTTTATATCAGATAAAGAAAGGGGAATACCACCAATGAAAGGATTTGAAGATGCTCCTGATGGATCATGGTTTGGATCGTTCAAAGTTTATAATGATCAGGCTTGGGCAAAAGTAAAAAGTGGTGAAGTAAAAGGATTTTCTGTTGAGGGAGTATTCGAATATAAGAGAGAAAAATCTGCTGAGCAAAAAATGATAGATGATATAAAGGAAATTTTATCATCTGTTAAGTGGTAACTATTTGTATTAATTAACATTTAAAATAAAAGTATGAATCCTAAAGACGCAATACTAAAAATTAAGGCACTTTTCGAAGATATGCCGCAAGTTGAATCTCCTGTTCAAGAGGAAACTAAAGTTCAATTCTCTGAATATACTTTGGAAGATGGTTCAAAAATTCAAATTTCATCTCTTGAAATCGGTGGAGATGTTACAGACGCAGATGGTATGGCACTTCCTGATGGCGAATATAAGCTATCTGATGGTCAAAGCATTACTGTTTCTGTTGGTAAAATTTCCGAGATTTCTTCACCTGCTGAAGATATGCAGCCTGAAGAAGCACCACAAGATATGGAAAAGAAAATGCAAGAAATGGCTGAACATTTTGCTGCTAAAATTGCAGAATTGGAAGGCTTGAATAAGGCATTAAACGAAAAAATCGAAACTATGGAAGCAAAAGCCAAGCAAGGTTTTAGCCAAGTAGTTGAATTAATTGAAGAAATTTCAAAAGTTCCACAAGCTGATCCGATTGAGAAACCACAATCATTTAAGTTTGAGGAAACAAAAGACATTAAGTTTGATAGACTTAATAAATATCGTAACGCAATTTTAAACAATAAAAACTAAGAAAAATGGCTTTTAACGTTTCTGCTCTTGCAGATTACACAGAACAAAACGAAGCATTGCTTGTAACTTCAAGTGTGCTTGGTGCTAAGACTGCATCTTTGATTAAGAGTGCAGGTAACGTAATGGTTGGGGTTAAATCCGCAGAAACCATTAATATCATGGATACTGATGCTGTATTTCAGGCAGGTGGAACTTGTGGCTTCAATGCTTCAGGTGCAACTACCTTCACTCAAAGAACAGTAACAGTTGGTAAAATTAAAGTTAACGAAGCTCTTTGCCCTAAAGATTTGGAAGCAAAGTATCTTCAAAAAGCATTGCCTACAGGTTCAATGTACGATTCAATTCCTTTCGAGCAAGAATTTGCTGATAAGAAAGCTAAGAGAATCGCTGCACAACTTGAAACTGCTATTTGGCAAGGTGACACTTCATCTGCTGATGTTAACTTGAACAAATTTGATGGTTTGGTTAAGTTGATCGGTGCTGCTTCAGGAGTTGTTGCTGCAAACGCATCTACATATATTTCAGGTGCTCCTTTGTCAAGCATTACTGCTGCTAACGTAATCAGCATTTTCGATGGTGTTTACAAAGCAATCCCTGCACAAGTTGTAGCTGCTGATGATATGACTATCTTCTGCGGTCAAGATTTGTTTAGAACATATACACTCGCATTGAAGAATGCAAATATGTTCCATTACTCTTTCGATGGTAAAGCTGATTCTGAATTTG